CCAATTGACAAAACTGCCACACCAGGGCAAACCGTCTGCCTTTGTAAATTTGCCGTACTTTGTCAGGTTGTCGCCTTCTTCGATTGTGCCAACTTCAGCTGCTGCGACTTCGATCAACCTAGCATTTGTACCGTCAGGATAATTGCTCACAAGCCTAATGCCTTCAAATCATCAGTAGTCAAACCAAGCGCAGTCAGTTTTGCTTGGGCTACTTCTTTGGCTGCAATTGCTGCTGAATCTTGTTGTGCTTTCCAAGCGTCGTATTGGGCAAAACCTGCCGTAAATTTTGCCTTTGTGATTGGTTCGCATTCAACAAATTGGATTCCTTCAAATTCGTCACCGACCAAAACCCAACCGCCGTTTGGAATTAAAAATCTCAAAACTTCTAATGAAGTTGCCATTTATGCACCAATTTCTATGAGCGTGATTGTTGACTGTGAAGAATTATACTGAAACGTAATTGCCTGGCTTCCACCAGTTGAATTGACTGAACCCTGCAATTTGTAAGTCGTTGCAGATGTTGTTGCTGGCGAATCCAAATAATGGTTAGTCATTTGACCAATGATGTTTGCAGACGTCGCGCCCGTAAATTGTGCGCCCATGTATGATTCGGTGTTCATGTCAATGATCTTCGTCGCGCCACGCAAAAGTTGCGCTTGGCTTTTGGTCTCATTTGCTGATCTGAACGTGTAACTGGAAGCGGAAAAAATAACCAAAACCTTGCTGCTTGCAGATGTTGGCGTGATTGTCGCCGTAATTCCTGAATCAGCCATTGAAGTTGTGCTGATTGTTGTTGACGTTGTTGTTGACGCACTCACAACCTGGACAATTTTTCCACCTGAAGGGGCTGCCCAAACTGGCACACCACCAGTCACGGTCAAAACGTTGCCAGTCGAACCAATGCCAAGTCTGGTGTTCGTGTTAGCCGTTGCAGACGAATAAGCAAGATCGCCAAGCGTTGTGCCTGGCTGCAATGCTTTCAATCGCGTGTCAACGCCTTGCAGTGCGACGTCAAAATCTGCGGGCAGGTCGGTGACCAAGTCGCTGCTTGTCGGTAGAACAAAACCGTAATTCGTCGTTGGATTTGCCATGTTTTCTCCTTGTTAAGTGATAATTGTTGCACGCGCCCAGTCAAGCGTTGGCGACACGCCCGACCAAGTGTATGTGTTGGAAATGTCCTTCCACGGCAGGGCTTGCAGTGAATAGGCAGTTGGGGTCAATAGCAATGAAATTGAAAGTTGATTGTAGGAAGCCTGAAACGACCAGCCTTCGACAAAACCTTGAAAGATTGACCCCATGTTGTCAGGCAAATTGTTCAGGGAAATTGCTTCGCCCATAAAAATGCCCAACAAATTATCACGATCTGAATTGTCAATTTCGGGGTTTGTCAGGTCGAATGTAATTTGGCTAAAAATTGGTTGCGGGGTTGCTCTTAATGCTAAATAAAAATTGGCTTGGCTAGTGGCGTCAGCTGCATTGTGCAGTGTCGTAGTAATAATTTGAGCAAGCGTGCCATAAAGCCTAATTGAATCTGCGTCACTGGCAGATTTTTCGCTGCTACTGGTTGCCCCGTATTTAATCGTTAGGGAATTGCGAACGTCTCCCACGCGGGTTTCAATGCGTAAGCCAGCCGCACGCGCTTGATTTGCGTCAAGGTTAACGTAGCCGTTTGCGGTTAGGTATTGCGTGCGGTGTGTGCTGTCCGCGTACCCAATTTGACCCGTTGGCGATTCGTAAAGGTATCCCAGTCCCGACGTTGCCAATGCTGAAACAAGCGAATAAACGTCCGTGCGATCTGAAGAACGTGCAGCCAATTCATAGTTGCCTGGACGGTCAATTTCACCCAAACCATTGTTTTCGGCATTTGCCCATGTTGTAGTTGCGTCGTAGGTTGCCCAGGTCAGCGAACCAGGTACTTCAGCCCAGGTGTTGAACAAAACTTCTGCCAAAATGTCATAAATCTGATCGCCGTCAAATTCTTTTGAAAGCACGCCGTTGGTCAATGCCTTCGGCAAACGTGCCAATGCCCCAAGTGCAGTGATTGAATAAGTTTGCGTGAAAATGGTCGAACCGACGTCACGCACTTCAAGCCCAATGTCAACAACGTTGCCACCAAAAATTGAAACAAATGTGTTTGACGTGTCTTTTATTTGGACTGAAATTGTTGAGTTGATTGAAACGGGAATTGCAGTTTGTGAAACGTCTAGCAATTGGAGATTGACGTATCCCGCTTGGGCTTGCTCATAAATGTTTGTTCGACCGCTTCGAATGGTCAGATTTGCTAACACTGCGTTTGTGTATTCTGTCCCGTCGATACTTACCTTCCAAACGGGATTCCACTGCGTCATGCGAGTTGCAGGCTAGTTGCGCCACCTGTGCCGCGGTAATAGGAATTATTCAAAGTGTTCACAATTGTTCGTGCAGTACCTTCAGCGTCGATTGCACCGCTGACGTTGACGTTTATGGTCGTGCCTGACGCTGCCATGATTCCCGCAAGGGTGTTGGTGTTAACGCCTGACGTACCAAATGGGAAACCGCTAGTTGAAGCCGCTTCAATTCCTGCCAGTGTTGTCGTGCCGCTGGTGAAATTATCAAATGCGCCTGCAATGTTGGTGATTGCTTCAGCTGCCTTTCGGGCAACTGTCGCAACCCCACCCGTAGCCCCGCCGCCACTAGTCAAACCAGTCGCGCCGCCACCTGGAACAACGCCCGAAGTCGTTGTCGTAGCCCCGACATCAGTGGTCACGCCCGTCGTTGTCATAACGCCACCCGTTGACATTGAAAAGTTACCCAGCGCGCCTGTTGTGGTTGAACCCGTAGTCGTGCCAATTTTTGACAAATAAGGAATGTCCGACCCTGGTTTAATTAAGTTAATTCCCGTAATGACTTTGTTGATTCCGTCAATGGCAGTGTTCAGCAATGGTTTAATCGCACCCAATACCTTTGCAATGATCGTAATGACGATTTCTGCAATGTCCCCAATGACCTTCAATGAATCGCCAATTGCCTTGCCGATCAATGGCGCAATGAATTTGACGACGTCCCAAAATGCTTTGAATTCGTCTTTGCTATTAAGCACGGCAGTTTTGACGCTATCGAAGACCGACTTTACGCCTTCAATGATTGGTGTAAATGTTTTCTTCAATGTATTGCCAACGTCAGTAACGACCTTGCCAAACCCGTCCCCTTCGGTCAGGCTGAAGGCTGCTGAAAATGCCTGGATTGCTGGCAATGCGTTTTTATTGATAAATTTCAATAAATCGTCCAGGATTGGCAGCAATGCCGTGCCCAATGTTTCCTTCGCTTCGTCAAATGCAACCTGAACGCGTGCAATTTGTCCCGCGTATGTGTCAGCGTTTCGCGCTGCTGCCCCACCAAACAATTCAGTCAAACGACCCTGTACCTGCTCGAATGACATTGTTTTCAATTCGGCAGTAGATAACCCAACGCCTAATTTACCCAGGGCAGCGGTGTTGCCGTCGTACGCCTTAGCAAGTGAATTTGCAATTGCTTCAACTGGCTTACCCGTCGCTGCACTAATGTCTAATGCGGTTGAAAGTAAATCTTGCGCCTTTGTAATGTCGCCCGTCGATCTAACCAGGCGACCTAATGCTGGACGCAATTCGTCGTCAGCCACACCCGTTGCCAATGACATTTGAAGAATTGAATCTTCGGTTGCTTTGATCTGTGCCTGGGTTGCACCCGTGGCATTTTCCAACGCAAGTGCCAATTGTGTTTGTGCCTTTTCGTCAGCAATGGCAGCCTTTACGCCTTCGATACCAATTGCAATTGCCGCAGCACCAGCAGCTGCAGCCGCTGCGGCGAACGCCTTGCCAATTGCTACGCCTGCCTTGCCAACCTTGTCGCCAAACGTGTCAACGTCGCCTGAAGCGGTTTTCAGCGATTTGTTAAGATTGTCAACGTCACCAAGAATCGAAAGTTTAAGGGTACGACTTCCAGCCATTAGTCATACTTCCTAACTATTTTTGAAAATGATTCTTCCCATTTTTTGATGATTTCAGGTTGTGCGCTTCGAAGCGTTGGGTAGATAAACCAACCGCGTGAACCGCGACCTTCACGACCTGACCAAACTGGGAATTGCTTAAAACGATTCGAACCAAATTCGTAACCGCCCCAAACCTGTTGCGTCGTACCCCCACCGCTTAATTTTTGGGCAGCGAAACCAAATGAAATTTCACCGATCTTTGACGACTTTGAAACCTTTGAACCCTGGGCGATTTTGGGTGCAACGCGGTTGGTGGATTGATTAGCCGTTGCAATAATTTTGCCCCGAACGTACTCAGCCAATTCGCTGGTGGCTTCTTTTGCTTGCTGGGTTGCTTCTTCGTCCAT